GCCACCGTCGTGAAGATCGATACCGAGGGTGCAGAGTGGACCTATCCCATCACCGATCATCTCGGACCACCGCTCAGGGCCATCATGATAGAATTTCACCCTTACGAGGCCGAACACGAGAAGGCCGCTCGAACCATGATCAAGCAAATCGAGGAGGCAGGATTCAAAGCCGTGAAGCCGGTAGACTGGGAACGATTCAGAAAACACGGCAAGCAATGGAGCGCACACGGCGCGTGGGTTCATAAGGAAAGATAGAAGAAAGAGACATAACTATGCTAATCGAAAAGACGTGCGTCGTAGTACCCTGGGCGAGAGAAGAACAAAAAGATCTATTCCTGGACGCGTGGAATATAAACATCATTCCTGACTGGCTCATACTTCAGAACGACAAACACAAGGAAGGATGTGGCGTTACGAAGAACAAGGGCGTTCAAGAGGCCGTCGAGAGAGGCGCGGAAACGGTCGTCGTCCTCGACGATGACTGCTTCCCGCCTCACGATGACGTGAGTCTAATGATGATCATGATGGCGCATTGCAGGGCGCTTGAGCCGCAGGCCGTTCCCCTGTTCACCGCCGTCACCACACCTCCGTCGAGAGGTACACCCTACGAAGAACGGCACGTCATGATGCCCGTGGCTGCGAGCATGGGGTACTGGACTGAAGTTCCTGACTACTGCGCCGTACGACAGTTGGCGTTCAAAAATGACCCGATGGAATATCAGCGTTCCGTCGTATACGGGAAGTACTTCGCCCTGTGTGGGATGAATCTTGCCTTCAGGCCGAAGGAGTGGGCGCCGTGGTGCTCGTTCATCAACGTTCCTCGATTCGATGATATTTGGATGGGCTGGCTATGGCAGAAGGAAGCATACAGGCGCATGGCGTGCTTCAACCTGAACGGGCCATTCGTCAAACACTCAAGACAAAGCAACGTCTGGCAAAACCTGAGAGACGAGACGAAGTACCTCGAGGCGTCAGAAACGCTGTGGCGTTCCATAGCTCTGTGCAGATCAGATAGTTACGACGATTTGGTCAAGCTGCTTCCTTCATAGTGTTTGCCTTTGGGAAGTTTGTAAATGGCTGCCAAGAAAAAAATTAACAAAAGGGCGTTGAGGAAGAAGAAGCCGAAGAGCAAGTCGAACCACGCTCCGAAGCGAACGAAGGGGCAGATCCAGGAGGATCGCGTCGTCATTGCGAAGATGTACTGCGAGGCGAAACCGCTCTGGCAGATCACGTCGACCATCAATGAGAGGATTCAAGATCGAGGAGAAAAATATACCCTTACGTATCAGGCGATACAGAATGATCTGCGGTGGATACGCCGGGTATGGGAGAGGGAACAGTCCGAGTGGTTCAATCGATTCGTATCTGAACAGCTTGCCCGGATTGACAACGTAGAACGAACGCTGTGGGAAGAATACTGGGATTCAAAAAAAGAAAAGATGACGACGATCGTGAAGGGCAAGGGGCAGAAGGACAATAAGGGAAACCATAAGAACTACGAGACGATAGTGAAGAAGGAGCAACGTCTCGGGGATCCCCGTTATCTCGAAGCCGTCGTGCGATGCCTTGAGATGCGGCAGAAATTGTTGAAACCCGAGACCGATACGAAGGATGAAGAGTGGGCACAGAGGAAGGTGATGTTATTCCAGCAGACGGTCAACCTCATGAGAGAAACGGTTCCGAGCGGTCCAGTGCTTGACGCCAAGCCCGTTCCTAAAATTGGAGATGGCGGCAATGGAACTATTATCAAGATGGATAGCAAGCCTACTATCGAGGAAGACGGTGGAAATGGCGACCCGTAGGATGATAGATGAGGTCTTGGGTAAGACGGCGAGCCTCACGAGTGTAAACCTATACGATGTCTTTGAGACGTGGAGGAAGAAGGATGCGGAATCAAAAAAAGGTTATAGATCCATCGAATAAGAGTAACCCATTCACGAAGTATATCATGACGCTTCTGATGCAATTCTGTGCCGGAAGGAAGATCATCATACCGCACACGGCAGAGCTCGCAGGCTTCATCGGAGCCGCCTTTGAACAGTCGATGAGTGGCGCATCGAAGCAGACGGGCATGAGTGCGGTGATATATTATCACAATCAGCTTATTCATCTTGCGAGAGACTTCGAGAAACAATCAGAAGAAGAAGGCGAGCCGGAAGACATCATGAACGCCATACGGGCGGTACTTGAGATAATCGACGGCCACATGGTGAACTTCTTGAAGGCGCACGGGATAGACGTAACGGACACCAACAAAGAAAAGGAGGATCTTGGCAATGGTGAAACGAAAGTCAATGGATAAGTACGACATTGCCGGACAGTTCAAGGACGAGCTACACGGTCTCATTGACCGACACAGGCTGGAAAATAATCTGCGGCTGTTGGACGTGATAACCATTCTTGAGATGACAAAGTTCGAGTTACTCGTCTCAGCGGCCATGAACGACGTGGAAGAAGACCAGGACGAGAGCTATTATGGAAACTAATCAAGGAGGAAGAACGATGGAGATGCCGAAAGAAGTAGAAATCGAGGTAGAGGCGAAAGAAATCAGAATTGAAGTGAATGAGTTAAAGGTAGTGAGTGGCAACACCGCATCGTCGACGATGATATACATCAACGGGAAACCGGCGTGCGGGATCAAGCAATTCAACTTCTACGTATGCGGAGAGGGTGACCAGATACCTCAGATAACCATGACCGTTTATCCGGAACATTTCGAGGAGTACGAATCATGCCGTGCAAAAGACGAGGAAATCGAGGCGGTGGAAGAACCGCGTCCAGAAAGCGTCCCGTCAAAAGAGGGCGAGCAGCAAACGCCGTGAAGAAAAAGTAGGCATGAGTGGAGAAGCGTATCATACAACCCGCTGCCCTGACGCCGCGCTGGACCCCGCTTCAATACGTTCCTGAACAGGTTGAACTGTGGACATCTAACGCGCGGTTCAGGGTAGTCCCCGCCGGTCGCCGTTCTGGAAAGACCGAGCTTGCCAAGCGATTTCTCATCACAGAGGCACTTTCACATCTTGACAGTAAAGAGACGGTTGACGGATGGTACGTCTTCGCTGCCCCCACGCGAGATCAGGCGAAGCGGATCTACTGGGAAGATCTCAAGAACATGATCCCCCGTAGTCTCATGATGTATAAGCCCCGTGAGAGCGATCTGAGCGTGGTGCTGTGGAACGGCGTGAAGATACAGGTGTTAGGCATGGATGTGCCAGAGCGTGTAGAGGGGCCGCCCTTGGACGGCATCGTTCTCGATGAGTACGCGAACATGAAGCCGCAACTCTGGGGTGCGAATATCAGACCCGCGCTCGATACTCTCGGAAGAAACGGGTGGGCATGGTTCATCGGCGTGCCTGAAGGGCGTAACCATTATTGGGATATGTACAAGTCCGCGTTAAAGCCTGAGAACGAAGAGTGGGATGCGTTCACGTGGTACTCAAGCGTCATTCTTCCAGAAGAGGTCATCCGACAAGCGAAGAACGACCTTGATCCATTGACATATCAACAGGAGTACGAGGCCTCGTTCGTTACGTTCGCTGGTCGTGCGTACTACACTTTTACGGAGGAAACCCATGCGGTTCAGAACCTTCCTTATTACCCTACTCGTCCGCTTATTTTATGTTTTGATTTCAATAAGTCTCCAGGCACTTGCGCGATTCTTCAGGAGCAAAACTATGAGGGACCGCGCGAGGACGTTGCGAAAGAAATCACGGCGGCAATAGGCGAAGTCTGGATTCGTAAGAACTCGAATACGCCACAGGTATGCGAGGAGGTAATAGCACGATGGGGGAATCACAAGGGGCCAGTATACGCATACGGCGACGCTACTGGCGGGATCACCACAACACAGTCGTCGAGAACGTCAGGGTCGGATTGGGATCAGATCGAGTCGATATTAGGCAAACACTACGGAAACAGGTTCTGGACGGACATACCGCTTAAGAACCCGTCCGAGCGCGGGCGTGTAAATGCCATGAACTCTCGACTCATGTCATACGATCGGAAGGTCCACTTCCTTATCGATAAGATCCAATGCCCTCACCTTATTGATGATCTTGAATCGGTAGGTCTGAAGGATGACGGATCGGGCAAGCTCGATAAAGAACCGGGCGACCCATTGACACACATATCCGATGGTGTAGGGTACTACATCGTTCGAGAATTCCCAATCGCCGAGACCGCAGCGTCTACGGTTGAAGTATTTGGAGGTTGAAATGATTAGAAAACTCAAGAGTCTATTTTCCATCAAGAACATGCCATTCATCGTTCCAGCGACCTTACTGGGTCTTTGTCTAACGGTAGGCTTGATTAATTCTACTGTTGGTAAGTCGCCATCACAAGAAGCCGAGATCTTTATCGTCCACGACAAGCAGGAGCTTCAATCCGCGCTCGGGCATGCCAAGGGCGGAGATACGATCAAGGTCATGGGCGAGTGGTACGACTCACTTCAATTCGGGAAACTCATCTACCCCGACGGGAACCCTCTTCTCGTAGAAGGATCCGGATGCGTTCTGAAGCATGGTCTTTCTGTGATGGACTCTCACAACATCACGCTTGAGAGGTTCCATATCAAAGGAGGAACGGGAACCGCGGGCGCAGAGTTGAATGACAGCTATCCAGATACGGGTCTACGCAACATCACCTTCGATAAATTTATCATCGAGCCACCGGCGGGCCCACGAGGTATCTTCGCTGGTGGTCACACCATGTCCGGCATCAAGATCAAGAACTCCATCATCGTCGGTCCGATAGGTGGAACGCACGGGATATACCTCTCGGGCGGTGCGTTCAACGAGGACTACGGCCCCATCACCGATGTCGTGATACGTGGATGCACCATCGAGCTTCAGCCCGGGGCGAGAAATGGTATCCAGATCAACGGCTATTACGTAGGCGGAAAGATCTTGAACAACCTGATCCGCCATGCCCATCTGAACGGGATCACGACCATAGGCTGCCAGGACTATGAAATATCGAACAACGTGGTATACGGATGCGAGCGCGGCACCGGAGTGGTTGTATACGATTATGCGTCCCATTGGGGACCGTACTACAACTACTTCAGAACGCAGGCTGACATCGACCTCTTCAACTCAAGACATAAGCCGTGTCAGAACATCCATATTCATCACAACACCCTTCTCGTCGGGCCGAAGGCGTTTTGTAACTGGCCGGGAAATAATGAAGATCCGACAGAAAATCATCCGGTCATCCTTATCAACAACGCCGTCCACAGCGGTTTTCTCATGTGGGTTCCGAATGATCCGCCGGCCACGGGAGGCGAGAACGTTCAACACCCTGGATGGAACTACCCGACGAAAAACATCTGGATACAGAAGAACATCTGTTGGTCGCCAAATCTAAACATGATAGATATTTACCACGAACACGAGGCGTCAGAGACGAGCGTTACAGGAAATATGTTCTGGTCGACGAAGGCTGGAACACCGACGATGTCTTACAGTGACAGATTGAAAGTTTTGTCTGACAACGTGATACTCGACCCTGGTTTTGATCCGCCGCGATATGATTATATTGACATGGCGGTAAACCCGACTTATGATTGGACGACTTTTCAAACATGGTTCGACGCCTTTTCGATGCCGGGTTATAGGCGTGGAATCGGGAAGAAGTTTCCGTTTCCGGTACTGGGTCAGAGTCATAGGGCAGACCCACACAAGATCAGGATGATGGAAAATGCGGATCCTTACGAGGGCCGATGACGAAAAGCCTGATCGGGTGCTCGAGATGAGACCAGGATCAGGTACCGCGACGGCAGAGTTGACTTCGGCTCTGCCGAAACTACCCTTCTTCCCTTGCAGTGGGGCAGATCTGTGCACGGGTCTGCTCCGCTGCTTTTTTTTCAATTCAAGGAGGAAATAATGCCCACGACAGACGAAGTAGCCCATTTCATGTTGAATAAGCTCAAGGATCAGTTCTCAGGATCTATTGAGGGTGCTGAGGATGACGTAGAGGCGTTCTTCGCGGAATTATCGAGTGATTACGCCCAAGCCGTCGTGACAGGCGCCTCAGACGTATCTGAGGAGATCATCGCACAGCTCGATATGCTGGCCGAGAAGCATCGACTTCGATTCATGGGTGGGGTTCTCGATACGATCAAGACGATATTGCAGATCGTATCTGCCGTCATCATAACTTTCATACCATAAGGGAGGCGGGAATGAGGATTCAATCAAGAGCGTTACTGTTGACATCGATCTTCATGGTGGCGTGCTGTTCGACTTCACCCTTACTGCAGGTAACCGCCATCAAAAAACCTTCACTTCTTATACTCGAACGACACGATAGATACGTGAAGGTCGATGCCAACTTAACCACTGAGAACAGAGCAAAATATCTCGCGGAGTCCAAGGCGTTTACTATGCTGTTAGAATCTAAACAGGAGGTAAGACAGGACGAGATCCAGCCGCTCGCTATTCCAATATGCCTGCGGCACGACGTGTACGTTGAAGAAGACGAAAGCGTGGATGAATTGCATCGGAGAACATTTCTCCGGTCAACCAAGATTCTTTTACAAGTCATAGCAGAAGGACAATGAATAATCTAATCAATACCATTACGGAGACGCGCCTATGCCAGCCGAGAATCATTTCATCGAAGGCGAGGGGGGAAAAAAAATATGTCCGATCATGTTAAGGGGCTGTGAAAGAATCCTCAAATTGGAGAGGAAAATGGAGAAGTTCGATAACGCCGTACAGGAAAATAGGGAGATCAACGCGCGAATCGAACAGAAGCTTGAACATGGCAATAAGGAGTTCAAGACTCTGAATCAATACCTGATAGGAAATGGACAGCCAGGCATAATAGATAGATTGACGCGCGTAGAGACCAGTCATAAATTACTGCTTACTCTATGCACAGGAGCGGTGATAACTTCGACGGGCGCGATCGTATCAGCACTCATCCAGATGCTAAAGTAATAAAGGAAATCAATGATGGCCGAAGCAGCTAAGGTCGATACCCCCTGTCTTGCATATATGAAAATGAACGATGACTATTGGCATCTCATCAGGAATCTGCGCGGTGGTAGTAAGGCCATGCGTGAAGAGTCGCAGCGTTATCTCCCGAAAGAAGAGAAAGAGGGTGACGTTACGTACGAGGTCAGAAAGAGTAGATCGTTCTTATATCCAGGATATGAAGACGGCGTGAATCGTCTCGTGGCGAAGCCCTTCGTCAAGCCGGTCTCAGTGTCCGTGGAACTCCCCAAGAAACTTGAGAAATGGCAGAATAACGTAGATCGCCAGGGAACAGATCTTACGAAGTTCTCGAAGGAATTCATGCAAGATGCCATCGACTACGGACTCTCACACATCTTCGTGGACTATCCCGTGGATGGAGTAGGAGTAAACATCTTCGAGCAGAACAAGAAAGAGGTAAGTGGAGAGGTCTATCCGTATTGGACGCACGTCAAGGCGGAAGAGTTGATAGGATGGCGTTCTATGGTTGACTCATCGGGCGAGCGAAGATTGACGCAAATCAGAATATTGACCTCACGCACTGAACCGATAGGCAACTGGGGTGAAGAACTCGTATTTTATATACGCGAGATCAACGACGACGGTACGTGGTTTCTTCATCGAAAGGCCGAGGGCGAAGATAATTTCAAACAAGTTGAAGAAGGAACACATACATTCAAGAAGATCCCCCTATTCACGTATTACACAAATCGGACGGGATTCATGACGGCAAAGCCGCCGCTATTTCATCTCGCAGAGACAAATCTGGAACACTGGCAAAGCTACAGTGACCACAAGAATTTTCTGCGATTCATCCGAATCGGTATTCTCACCGTGGCAGGCGTGCGAAAGAAGGATTACGATCAGATCGTCATCGGCGCGAACCGAATGGTCAATCTTGGTGAGAATCCTCAAGCGAACATGAACTACGTCGAACACAAGGGCGAGGCTATCGGTGCAGGCGAGCGGGATCTTGATAAGCTTGAAGCGCGCATGAAGTTTCTCTCGCTGCTTCCGGCCATGACAAAGACGGGAGATCCTACGGCCACAGGCGAGGCACTTGAGGCATCGAGGGCGAACACGATTCTACAATCCTGGGTTAGAGGCGCAGAGAATACCGAGACGAACGCCTTGAAATTCCAGGGGGAACTCGTAAACCAACCGCTCGAAGAAGACGCCAACGTGAACATTTTTAATAATTTCGTAATCGGGCTACGATCTGCCGCAGACGTAGAGATGCTTTTCAAGATGATCGTCGCCGAAACCATCCCCATCGAGATCTTCCTGGAAGAGATGGTCAAACACGGTATCTTGCCAGACGATCTCGACGTAAAAGCCGTTGCGAAGCAGGTGGAGGCGAACATGAACAAGGGCGATGAGGATGAGGTAGATCGTGATGACATCGAGGGCGATGACAAAGAAGATAAAGAAGATCCAAGCGCGACAGAAGACGATGACAAGACGTCCCAGGCGGGTAGGGCTGTGTAAGAATGACTTCAAAGCGCAAGGTTGATGTATTCCTTCTCGGCAAGACGGCGAATGGTAGACTGCTGTCAAAGACGATCACCCACGCACTCTATGTTGAACAGCTTGAAGCGGCGCACCAGACCGAAGTCGTTCGATACCTATCTGGATATTCAAATAAACTACGAAGAGAGATCGCGGATACGCTAAGGTTCTACGAGAGGATCTTCGGGTCTATCGAGCCTCAGCACTGGACGAATATCAAGAGAACGCTTGTCCCTCACTTCAAGGAGTATTCGAGCGGCTTCACGCGAACCGGGGAGTTTTCTCTCAGGAAGGTGACGGAGTTCGCAGATAGAGAAGTGACGTGGCAGGGGAACGCCATCCAGGGCGTACTGCCCACTGGAATAGAGCTACCATTCGCAAGGCCTGACCCTGGCAATGTCAGAGAACTCATCTACAAGACCCCCATGCGAAAGAGACCGCTTCCGGAACAATGGCGCGGCCTCGGGAAGACGGCGAGCATACGCGTGAACAACGCCGTGAAGCGCGGGGTGATAGAGGGGAAGCAACATCGGGAGATCGCCAAGGATGTTTTTGACGCGATAAAAAAAAATAAAAATCATGCGAAGACGCTGGCTCGTACGGCACACAAGCACGCGATGGTCAGCGCGAGACTGGCGACAATCGAGGCGAATTCGGATGTCATGAGGGGATGGCAATTCGTCGCCGTTCTTGACAGCAGGACCACCCCGACGTGCATGGATCTGGACGGAGAGGTCTTCCCGGTTGGGCAGGGATACGCCGATGCACCGCCGCTACATTTCAACTGTAGATCAGACGTGGTCGATGTTCTGAAATCGTGGAAAGAACTGGGGTTAAACGTGAAAGACACTACGAAGGAGCAGCGTGCGGCATTGGGTGGACCCGTATCGGGAACCATAAATTATAAAGATTGGATCAGGGTACAGCCGCTCAAAACGAAGCAACTCGCATTCGGGAAGGATGTTGGGCTGAAGATCCACAAGGGCAGAATGTCGGTCGAGAGCGCGATCAAGGCCATGAAGCCGACCGGATCGTTCACGTACGGGAAGGCGGGCGCAGTAAAAAAATACTTGTGAATATTTATCAGAAAGTATAAATAGGGGCGAATTCAGTTTTAATGATCTCTTGCTCGTGATGAGAAGAGAAAGGAGCACACGATGGTATTGAAGGGTTTTGTGACGAAGGAAGAGTATGACGGACTCGATCCTATTATCAGAGAAGAGTACAAAGAAGAGGGTAACGGATTCACCCTTGACGTGAAGGCGGTAAACGGGTGGGGGTTCGCACAGCTTGACGGGTTGAAGAACACGGCGTCGAAAGAACGGGATAGTGCCAAGAGCTACTACGCTCAGCTTCGCAAATACAAGGGCGAGAACGGCGAGTTCATCGATCCCGAAGAGGCGAAGGAAGCACTGGCGAACAAGGAAAAGTACCTCAAGGCCGGGAAGGACAAGGCTACGGTGGACGAACAGGTTCGCGAGCGGATGAAACAGGCCGACGAGAACTGGCGCAAGGAGTTAAAAAAGCGGGACGATAAGATCGAGAAACTGACCGGCGTCGTTCGTACTGAGAAGATCGATAACCGAATCAAGACAGCATGCTCCAAGACGACCGATAAGAGAGGCAAGGGTAAGCCGTACCTGAGTAAACTTGTACGGAGCATGATGGAGATGAAGGAGAACGATGCGGGAGAACTCTACGAGGTTCTCCTTGACGATGACGGGAAGGAAATGTACTCTGCAAAAGATCCGTCAAGATTAATGACTCTTGACGAACTTCTTGACAACATGGCGAACGACGAAGAGACGGCGGATCTCTTCGAGGGTTCTGGCGCGAAGGGTGCCGGGACACAGACATCAGAGAAGGGGCATGCGTCGAGTCGATTTGATCAGACGAGGGATGGCGATAAGCGACTCCCGAGAACGATCAAGTCAGATGACATGGAATCTATCCAGAAGTATGCTGACGAGATCGCGGCGAACGAAATTGAGATTGTAGACTAAGAAGAAGCAGCGGATAACGAAGTCCGCGCATGACCGAGACGGGTGCGCGTCTGTGATTAACGATTAATGAGTTTTCCTATTACGGAGGATTAATCATGGCGCACACTCTTACCGCCATCATGCCAAAAATTATCACCAGGGCTCAACGTGTACTGCGCGAGCGGTGCATCATGCCCCAAACCGTGAACATGGACTACAAGACGGACGCCAAGAAATTCGGTGATACCATCGATATCGAGGTGCCCAGTGCCGTATCCACTTCGGCCGTCGTGCCCGCTGCCTATCCCACCGTGGGTTCCAACAGGACACCCACCACGGTGCAGATCGCTCTTGACCAGTGGCAGAAGAACGACCCGATCTTCCTCACTGATCAGGACATTATCGAGATCGACCGGCGCAAGAACTTCCTTCCGCCTCAGATGGCAGAGGCTATCCGCTCTCTCGCTAACGACGTGAACGAGCATATCTGGTCGTGGTGGTATAAGACTGGACTGTACGTGTTGACTGGAACAAAGGTCTTCAACGACGTGACGACAGCGACTGACGCGAGGAAGATGCTCAACATCGGCGTGGCCCCTAAAGCCGATAGGTGGGGCGTACTGGACTTCACTTCAGAGGCGAATATGCTCGCCTTGGCCGAGTTCTCTGACTTCGACAAGATCGGAGAGAAGGGGCCGAAGTTCGAGGGTGAGATCGGACGCAAGTTCGGGATCAACTGGGTCAGCGACGACCACGTGCCTACGCTTGATCCGACCGCTGAAGAGACCGGAGCAACTACGGTAAATGGAGCACACACAGCCGGAGCAACTATCGTGTCTGTAGCCAAGGCTGCCGGTACGAATATGCAACTGCAGGTGGGCGATATTATCACTTTCGCTAACGATCCTCTTCCGTATTCTGTCACATCAGCGGATCTGATTACCCAGGGTACGAACAGCAACGTGAACATCAGTCCCGCTCTTCGAGTCGATCTTACTACAGGTGCTGTTGTCGACTTTCCTCTTGAGGGGCAGAATGGCACGAGCCTGTATCAGTGCCTCGTATTCCATCGTGACGCTATTGCCTTCGCAAATCGTCCTCTCGTCACCTCGAGCGTGGACGGGGAACTCGGCAATAAGATGATCGCGCTGACCGATGAAATTTCTGGTCTCACAATGAGGCTGGAAGTGAGTCGTCAGTACAAGCAGACCGCATGGGAATTCGACATCCTCTGGGGTTCGAACCTCATCAGGCCTGATAATGTAGTTCGGGTACAGGGTTATTAAGCGCGAATTAAATATGGCATCCACGGCCTCTTGAGTCGTGGGTGCCTTTTAACCACTTGGAGGTATTAACATGGTTAGAAATATGATAAATGTAACGACGCCGCAAGGAGAGGCTGCAATCGCAAGTCCCGAACAGATTGAAAGACTGAAAAAGAAGGGCTACACAGTCGGGTTGCCTGATAAAAAAGTGACGCCAGCGATGGCCGAGACGCTCAAGAAAGAAGCGGCAGCACGCGCTGCAGAAGACAATACCGCGAAGACCGACAAGAAGACTGAGAAGAAGACCGAGGAAAAAAAGGGGTCTTAGATCATGTGATGCTCAAGGTCAAGCGGCAGCTCGAAGGTAAAATAATAAGGGGCTGACAGATGGTTGCGATCTTCATAGTCGAGGACGGCACGGGCAAGGCGGACGCAAATGCCTACATCACTGAAGCCTGGGCGGATCAGTACTGGGAGGATCATGACGACAGCACATATGCTACGGCGTGGAGTGCCGTGACCGACAAAGAGATGGCTATCCGCATGGCCACGCAGTATCTTGACGCGATATACAAAGAACGCTGGAAGGGTAAGAAGAAATTATCTACTCAGGCACTCAGTTGGCCCAGGTCTTTCGTATACGACCGGAACGACTATATCCTACCCAATGATGAGTTGCCCACGGCACTCATGTCAGCATGTGCAGAACTTGCGATACGCCAAGAGAACGAGACGGAAGGGTTGTTTCCTGATCTTGATGAGGGTGGCGTCGTAGAGGCGTACTCCGTCAAGGCTGGACCTGTCTCAGAATCCACAAGGTGGATGACTGGAAGAAGTGAGTACAAGCAGTACAGTTTAGTTGACGGCTTGCTCGATGATCTCCTCGAACCCAGGGGTATGCTTTATCGAGCGTAAAGATTAAAAACGGCTCGACATTCATCCGGAGGAAAGAACATGGCGATCGCAGATGATTGGTCTATCGCAGTAAATGGCGACATACGCCACGTCAGCGGGACCACGAGATATACAGTCCTTGAGATCAAAAATTATCTCGGTTCAAAGCAGGCGCAACAGCAGGGAAGCGGTGATGACCTGGCCGACATCACGACCGAGACAATTTACGAACGATCCACAGATGAAATTCTCGACCTGAATACCCCGTTCAACATCGATGATACGAGTTCTGAATTTATCTACGACGGTTCCATCACGCAGAACGACGGAGCGGACAGGTGGAGTGGCGCGTACCTCGTGGGTAACCTCGTGGCCGGGACGGAACCTATGATCGTCCAGGATAACAAGGTCCTTCCTTCCTACTGGGGAACTGGGATCAACGGCGACGATGAACGAATCATGAAGATCATGGTCCGCACGAAGAAAAACGGCGCGTTGATCAACGGCGGCAAGGTCCGGATGCTCGCAAAAGAATTTCAGGATAAATACGCTGAGTTCGACGTGACGCTCGGTCTTGCCAATTCGACCGCAGCCCTCTTTACTGAAGATGACATTAACAACAATACCGCAGCGGCGACCGTCGAGGCGTGGACGACCATCACGAATGTCGAGGGATTCCAGGAGCTTGACATCGACGGCACCGGCGCAAGCGGTCAGGAGTTCTACTCGAAGTGGTCCATCGGATCACAGAGCGTGAATGATGTCTACGAGCGCACGAAGTGGATCTCTCAGCGGGCGTTCATTGCCGATGAGAACAACGCCGAGACCGGCGATGACTTCCCCGTTGATAATGGTACCATCACCGGCATCGGTACAGAGTTCACGGCAAGAGACAACGCACAGAAGTTGCAGGAGTGCCGGTTCTGGCTGAAGCGAACGGGTGACGCGAACAAGCCGACGGGGAATATGTATTGCGAGCTGTATCTTTCCGATGATGCCTCACCTGGCGAACCTACTGGCGCGGTCCTGGCGACATCAGAAACGCTCGATACGAATCGGCTGACCACGTCTTACGTTGAAACGATCTTTAGATTCAACGACAGCGTAACGCTGACTGCGAATGAAAAGTACTTCATCGTTATCCAGCACCCGGACGGAACGGCTACGAATTATGTTTCCGCCGACGGCGATTCTACTTCCGCTGATGATGGCAATTATGCTTATTATCAGACGGCAGCATGGAACGGCGTAACAGGAGACGCGCTACGCTTCGAGGTGAAGTCAAGTCCCATCATTCATACAATGGCCGGTGAACTCTTCCGTGGAATCACGCATGAGATCGTGTTCGATACCGGTGGAACGCTTCAAGAAAACGAGATCGTCGTATGGGGAACTGACATCAACTTCGATACTCAGACCGGAAGTTTCACCGAGGGGATGTATGTCATCTTCGAGGATGCGGGAACTCAGGTCAACTCCGGCAAGATCGTCTATACGAACGACTCGACGACCATGCGTGTGATGTTGGAAAACATTTCAGGATCTACGCTCGCGGATGGATACGACATCAAAGACGCCGATGCACCTACTACGAATTATGCGAAGATCAATACCACCATCACGAATCAGAATAGGGGCGGTGGGGAAGGTATTCTACTCGCGCTCGATGACAATACCGGGACTGGTGAACTCTACATCCAACTTTTATCTGGCGTTGCCCCCGTCGATGACTTGCCCATTCGCGGATTGACTTCTACGAATTCTGTGACGGTAAACGCGACGGTCAACTCGTACACGATCAAGCCGGAATTCCTCGGTCAATCCACGGGTGTGAATATCATCGGTAACTACGGTATCGGCTTCACGCCTGCGGATGTCGGGTCGAGTGACAAGTTCACCGACCTCGGTGGGACTCCGAGAACGCCGCCCAATAATGTTCAGTTCGTCGTGGCTGGCTTGGTATCAGGTGAAGACTATGTCCTTGTAGCGCCTCGTTCTGGTTCAACGATGAACAAGGCACTCTATACCTTGAACGGTGCACATAATAGTCCTACGCAAACCACGATCACGGTTAATGAGGCCATCCAGACCGAGACGCCGCCTAATAGTACCGGCAACAGTGCGATCCGTGTTCAGATGGACACCGGGATCTATCGCTACCAACAATATAATTCGTGGTCCGGTTCAGTATTCAACATCACATCGGCTGACTATTCAGGAGGAAACGCAGCAAGCGACGGGAACGATGTTTTCCCGAGTTATATAGATGTCTTGTGCAACGCGAGTACGGAATCTTTTACTGCGGTTCACGCGACCACAAGGGACATCCTTATTCGCGTTCGCGATGGCGGTGATACAGGCGGAACGCCGATCAAGACCGTATCGTCTTCAGCACAGTTTACCGGCAGTCCGCAGACCGTTACCATTAATCGGGTGAACGATTATTAA